TGAATTAATTGATAGATTAAAATTTACAGAATCACCAAATAAAATATAGAACTATGGGACTAGAGAAAAAAATATCAGTCAGCATTGAATTTACATTGACCGAAAAAACAACACTCGTATCAACGAACAAACGTATCCGGTTAGCCTTTAAAGAGGCTGTCCAGAATCGCCAGGAATACTTTCCGAATGGTCGTAAGGGTATGGATAATCTTTTAGATCGCCTCGATCACTTTATGGAGCTTCTTATTGAAGATTGTGACGATCAAATCAAACTAATGGATAAGTCATGAGCGATACAACCATCACATATAGCAAGGGGTTTATCATTCGGTCATACTATTTGACTGCTGAATTTGAGGATGGTACATTTTTGAGAAATGTACTTGAGCTAGCGGATGAGATTGACGGTTGCCCTAGAACTAGGCGAAGATTCATTCGAGATGAGAAGTATTTAATGTATGCTCAATTGAATTAAGCGATATGGATACGGAAAATAGAAACGATTGGTACAAGGCCGCTGAAAAATGGGAAGTTGATTTCGTAGATAGGTTTGGTAAACAACTTGGAATCATAATCAACCCATCAAAAGAGGTAGATAAATGCGCCCCTGATCTATACATTCTCAAGGGATCTATTGTCGCTGATCTTAAAGTTCAAAGAACACCATTCTTTAAATCAGAAAAAGAATACAACATACCGCCACAATATTGTTGGACATTCAATGTCAGCGATCTATTTGATTATAGCGTGAGGTATAGCGATAGACTTGTCATACTCATATGGGTTAAGTACGACCAGGATTTAGAGGATTATGGGGTGAAGGTTGCTGCTGAAGAAAGCATCTATGCTACATCACTATTCAATTTAAAAAAACTCATTTTAGATGAAGGCAAAGTTCACCACTATATCCGGCGAGGCAATGACACAAACGGCAATGCGTATGGGAGTCACACACTAGACTTAAGAAGGATTAAAAAAATAGAAACCATTTAATAATACAGCTATGAGCAAAGAAACCTGGACAACAAAGACTGGTGAGAAGTTATTGATAGATGACATGAGTGAATCTCATGTACGCAATGCACTTAAATATGTAGCTAGGTTACTAGCACAAAAAGAAAAGCCTAAACTATCTTCTTATAAAAAAGATGTATTAGAGTGGGGTCACAAGAGATTCCAAGAAGAAAAATGGCAAGCAGAATTCGATGATCATTGGGAAGAGTTATTAGATTAATATTTTAATCAGAATATTTGCAATCACCGTTAGTAATTATTAGATTTGTTATCACTATGAGCAGCACAAACATCAATCACATCACAAGAGTAGCATCTTTAGTCTTTGACTCTGAGTTTGATAGTCAAACAGCTACAGCTAGATACCTATACACGGAATCCAAGATCCCATTCAAGGATATATGCACAGCATTGAGCGTAGACATCCAGCAGCTTCACCTATTAAATCTAAATAGTGAAGGGAAGTCTCGCAATCCTAAGTGGGCAGTTAAATACAATGAATTTAAAAGTCAGCTATGAGTAGAACAAAAGAAATGTTTACAGCTCTACGAGAAGTAGAAGCTGAGGAGTCACTATACCTGGATGATTCCTACCACTACGAAGTATTTAAATCTAAATTTAATAAGAAAGACTATGAAGATAGTACAGAAGTTAAGTAAGATTCAGTTGAATCTAAAAGCACCGAAAGGTCAAACGAATAATTTCGGGAAGTACAAGTACCGAAGTGCAGAAGACATTCTAGAGGCAGTTAAACCTCTAGTAAATAAAGAAGGACTTATACTGACGTTGTCGGATGAGATTCAGTTAATCGGAGATCGCATCTATGTCAAAGCTACTGCTCGCCTAACTGATGGTGAGCAAGAGGTAGTCACTGTTGCCTTTGCACGTGAAGAGGCAAGCAAGAAGGGCATGGATGCATCTCAGGTAACTGGAGCAGCATCAAGCTACGCTAGGAAGTACGCTTTGAATGGTCTGTTCTGTATCGATGATACAAAAGACAGCGATGCTACTAACGATCACGGCAAAAAAGCAGTGAGCACTACTACAAAGAAGAAAGCTGCGCCTAAAGCTAAACCTGGTGATCTATTCAGCAAAGCTATGGAGCATATCGAGGCATCGAAGGATAAAGCAGCAGCAGTAAAGCAAGTTATCAATAAGTATGGTGATCAGTTTAAGCCGGAGCAAGTTAAGCAGCTTGAGAATCTAGGCAAGTTAGCTGAAAAAATATCCTAATGGATTTAGCATTGAAGATTAGCAAGGAGTATGGGAAGGGATACCTTTCCTACTCCTCTATCAAGCTAGCGCTACAAGATATGCGCCTCTTTGAAATGAAGATGCGTGACCAGCTTAAGTTTGATAGCCCGGCACTAAGCTTTGGAAAGCTATACGACTGCATGTTATTGACTCCAGAAGAATTTGATAATCAGTTTACAATTGCTGACGACAGAGAGATCTGTGAGAAGATAGGTGGTAAAGCTCCGAAGAGAACCAAAGCATATGGTGAATGGTTGTCTGAGCTTGAACAATTTGGGAAGACTATAGCTCCGATTGATGACGTTAATAAAGCCAAGGAGATGATAGATCGACTAAAGATAACAGGCGTACATAAGATAGCTCTGCAAGGAGATACTCAGCACGAGTTCAATGACTTTATTGGGGATGTGCCTGTGCGTGGATTCTTAGATGTGCTAGGAGATGGGTACATAACAGACTCCAAGACTACTCAAAAGCTCGACAAGTTTAGGTATTCAATTAGAGATTTTGGATACGACATACAAGCTTATATGTATAGTGAGGTGCTAGGTATTAAGGATTTCCGATGGGTTGCCCAGGAGAAAGCCTACCCTTACGCAGTAGGATTGTATTATGCTAGCGAAGATACCTTGCGATTTGGCAAGGCTAAATTCAACAAAGCAGTGAACCGTATCACAGACTTCCTTGAGAGTGGTACATCTCACGACGAATATTATCATGTAGAAACTATTTAATTTATAAACCCTTAAAAACCAGTAAAATGGCAACATTAATTTCAGGTTCAATTAATTTGAACAAACTACCAAAGGATAAAATCCAAAGGTCAAAGAGTGGTGATCAGTTTTATAACTTCACCGTAAGTGTTGAAGACACAACCTCAGAGTATGGAGATAACTGTGGTATCTATGATGCTCAAACTAAAGAGGAACGTGCAGCAAAAGTGAAGCGCAACTACACTGGAAACGGTAGAGTTGTATGGACTGACGGCAACGTAACGACTGCTGAAAAGGTTGAGAGACAATCACAACCTAAAGCCAAGGAAGAACAAGACGTTCTGCCATTCTAAATCAATAAGGGTGGGTGTAAAGCCCGCCCTTTTTTGCTCCCGTAGTTCAACGGATAGAACAAGAGTTTCCTAAACTCTAGATCCAAGTTCGATTCTTGGTGGGAGTACTATTAACCCTATAAATAAAAATAAATGAATGCAATTAAGAGTTGGATTAGATGCCTATTAAGGCGTGACGATATATACGTTGTCATGGTAAACAGAACTGAAGGTGGTGCAGAAGCGCTGCTTGCTACTCACGATGAATCAGAGGCGCTTGAATACATGGTGCATATATCATCTATACATACAAGCGAAACATTTTCAATCAACCAAGTAAAATTATTATGACAGTTGAAGCTGAGGTAAACCCATCACACTACAAGCATGGTAGTAAGGAGGTATGGGAAATGATGATCGATGTTTTTGGCAAAGAGAAATGGCTTGCTTTCTGTGAGCTTAATGCTTTTAAATATCGCATGAGAGCTGGAAGAAAAGACAAGGCAAGTTGGGAGTCTGATTTAGAAAAAGCTTTCTGGTATGAGGACAAGCTAGCAAAAGAAAAGCATAATGACTGAGTACACAGAAGAAGGGCGGCTTGAGCTAAAGATTTTTGTAACAATGACGCTGTTGCAAGAATTGCTTGATGAGACTGAAGGTCGAACTAACTACAAGGATAAGGTTAAGCGTAAAATTTCTCAGCTTGGTCAATGCCTTCAAGAAAGTTTAGATGTTGAGATCGATACAGATGAGCTAAGTCTTTACTTAAGTAATGCTACACAAGCTTTAGATAACAGCTTAAAGTTTTAATCAATAATAAATTTTTTAATAGAAAAAATTAATGCAGAATACTAGAATCAATATCAGAGAATCTGCCTTACACAAAGGCTCTTGGGTAGTAGAAGCAACTGGAACCTTGATGAACGAATGGAACAGAAGGAAAGACTTTGTCTTCATTGCTAGAACACATACAAGGGAGCTTGCTGAGAAGATAGCTGAATGGGAAAGTCAAAAAATAGAACTCATAGATGCCAAGAGGTAATATTTACTACGGCAAGGTAGATGTGTCTTACAGATCCGGCAGAGATAAGGATCGTAAGATGACCCAGGTTAATGTGACTATGGTTGGCTATGATTTCGATGATGCTACTAGTAGATTAGTAGGTAATCCAGACAAGGTTATTCCTTCACTATTAAAAAAAGCCTACACTAATAAGGTGAGAGATGTTCTAGTGGTAGATGCTGAGATGCTTTTTAAAAGCGGCAAGACCATGTACGACATTGATACAGGAAGAGTTATTAAACCAAACAGATCAATATGAAATACACTTCTGAACAAAAGATGATTGACAAACTTGAGTTCCATGTAGACAAAGCTTATCATCAAGGCTTTTACATTGGACTAGGTTTTGGTATTGTATGTATGCTTATGATACTAGGCGTTATACACCTAGCGAACATTTACATATGGGGAATTAATATTTAATTTTTTAATTGAGATAAAAAATGGAATCAAAAAGAGACAAATTACTTATAGAAATTAGAGATGAATACCTAAAGAAACTTGAAATAGAAGACTTTAATGAATGGAAAGGATCTCGCACAAGAAAGTGTGTTGAAATTAGAGGAGCTTTAATGAAATCTCTACACAGATTTTGTTCGGACACTGAGATAGGTGAGTCTTGGGGCAAGCATCGAACTACTGTATTGCATAGTTGCAGACAGCATGAATCATATTGGAGATTCTCAAACATCTACAGGATGTATTACTCAGTAAGTGAGCAGCTAGTTTCGAAGTACAGCAAGAAGCTTTTATCTACCTCACCTAGAAGGGTAGGTGTTGGACGTATGTCAATGTCAGTAAGATCAAACAACTCTTTAGAGAACGAACTCTTAAGACTGAGGACTGAGATAGACAAAAGGACTGACACAATAGATAGATTGAGTCAAGAAATTCACGACATAGAAAAGAAAATAAAAGTATTAAACGCTCCTGAGAAAGAGATAGAGGACTTCAAATGATCACTATATATAAGAGTATATACAAAACGTCAGACCCACACTACATCGATCTAGACTACGCTCTTCAAAGAATTA